CTAAGCTTTCTTGCTCGGATGTAGTGAACTTGCTACTTGCTAGGTCGTAGTTACCTTCAGTAACACCACCACCTGTTGCGTCGTTAAGAAGCGCAGGGTTCTTCTCAGTAGTAGCTGTTGGAGGTGTTGCTCCGTCAGTACCAGAGAACTGTGCATCTGGCTCATCGAAGAATGCTTCGTTACCAGTCTGGTTAACGTAGCGGCTTCGCATTGCGAAGATTAGTCCAGTAGGACCATTCATTGGCTGAACACCTGCGATGTCATAAGCAATAAGCTTAGGCATAGCACGACGAATCAAGCTAATGAGTATAGGGTCGAAACCATATACATTACCAGCACCTGTGGTAGGTGTGTTCAGTGGACCTGCGTTTGTAGGTGCCTCTGTGAGGATCTGGCGTTCCTCCTTCAAGAATTTTTCTTGGTTCTCTAAGAGTTGGGCGGTAACAGCCTTACGATAGTTATCCTTAATTTCAGGAAGACCATCATGGTTAAGAACTGGATTCCACTTCTCTTGGAGAGTTTCTGTGTTAAACATCTCTTTAGATTTTAGAAGTTTTGAATGACAGTTAGATTCTCTTAGCAAGTTCGCTGACATATGCTGCCATTGACTCACTAACAGTTTCAACTTTTGCATCAGGTGCAGACTCTTCAGAAGAAATCTCTTCCTTCGTTTCTACCTTCGGTGCCCCGAAGTATGATTCTTTAATCTGAACCAGTTTTTCACGGTACGACTCTTCGGTTTTGAATTCAACGGCTTCAGCAAGTGAGGTGAACTTATCCTTTTGGACTTCGCTTTCGAGTCCTCTAGCTAGTTCATTCAAGATCTCATTTTTACGATAGGTACCTACTACCTCGTGAAGTTCGATGTTCTTCTGGACCTGCTCGTTAAGTCGGCCTTCCATTTCATCAAGTTTCTCGCTCATCTGAGCAGCAACGTCCAATTTTTCATCAGGTACGTTGATGTTGCTCTCGATAAACAATTTCTTTAGCCCTTCCATGAATGCTTCTGTGACTTCAGCACGGAGACCTTGCTCAACGGCAAGTTCATTCTCCTTGAGCCACTCCTCTGCAGCATATGAAAGGAAATTCTCTACGCGACCAGCAAATTCTTCCTTGATGGAGTCAATCTCCTCAACGAATTTACCAGCAGCTTGTTCCTTAAGTGCATCGACTTTTGTTGCCACCCTTGCGGTTACAGCAGCTTCAAAAACTGTCTTAGCTTTCTCTTGGAATTCTTCTGATAGGTCAGCACCTGCTAGTACAGCAGTAATGTCCTCTTTGACCTCATCTGTAGACTCAACCTTTGCAGGTTCTTCAGCAATTACCTCACCTTCAGTCTCTACATCATCAAAGATCTTAGCGGAAAGAGCACCAGGCATCTTAGAAGAAGCACCAGATGGCTTCATCTTAAGTGTCTTGTCTTTTTCTACTGCTACAGGAGCAGCGGCTCTCTTGCCAACGTTAGCATCCCCTTCGGGCTTGTCCTTACTGTTAGATGATGCTACTTCAACAGCATCGTTCTTAAGGTCGGATTGTTGCTGTGGAACAGCACCCGCTTTAATAGCGGTTGTGCCAGGTGCGGCATCTTCAGAAACTTTCTCTACGGATTCAGCAACTACTTCTTTAGTAGTCTTTTCCGCGATGAGTTTCTCAAACTTTTCATCGATTGTGGACATTTTTACGTGACTCCGTAATAGATCTGCGGTAATTTGCTATATTTATTTATAATTCAGAGACTTCTTAGGAAGAGATCGAACGCGGCGATCTTCCTCTCATGAAGTTCTTGTGGGGTTGGAGCATTATCAAGTTCTGCTTTAACTGCTTCCATAGCCTGTTCTTTGAACCTGCCATCAGCATGTACCCACTCACGTCCTTCATAGATACCCTCTACAAATGCATCGGGTGCTGAAGGATCTGCCACGATATCCGCAGCTGTACTAAGCATGAAGTCATCAGCAACTACTTGACAGTTGCCTTCACGCTTGATGGATCCCAATCCTCTGGATGAGACACCTAGTTGGACACCCTCTTCAAGCAAGCTCTTTGCGATCTTACCCATAGGGGTTTCCATTAGTTTTGCCTTACCTATGAAGTTATGTCCTTCTGGGTAAAGTTCAACAATCTTGTGTGACACTCTATCTAGGTTGAGTGTAGGACCTTCGGGATGGCCTAGTTCTCCTAGCGCACGTCCCTTAGTTATGAACTCTTCATTGTACTTAGATACCTCACGTTGCATGGTATCGAATTTATACATCCGACCATTGCGATTAGTAATCTCAGTCTGTAGGAAAATCCCTTTAATATAGGTAGATTTCTTACCGTCTTTTTCTTCGGTAAGAACTTCTATATTATTGTTTTGTTCCGTTATCAGTTTCATTTGTAGAGTCCTCTTCAGGTGGTTCGGTTGATGCTGTAGTCTCTGGGGGATTTTCTATAGCTTCAGGATCGGGTTTCGCATCTCCCTCTGGAGGGACATGTGGAAACATCCTTGCTGCTACGTCTTGCTTACTAACATCAACTGCCATGGCAGCCTTAGCTTGAAGCATGTCCTTGAGTTTTCCCAGAGCATCCGCCTGGTCATTGTCCCAAAGCAAATCAACGATATCTCGTTCTTGTGTAGACATAATAAAAGTTAAACTATAATTTATTTATTACTTTTTGCTACTTGAAGACGCGGGAGCAGGTTTAAGTGCTGCCTTGGTTTGTGCTGCTTTGAGCTTTTCATCTGCCTCAGCATTGTCAAGTTCTTGCTGCATCATACCCATATCCATCTGTTGCATTTCAAGAGGATCCATAATCCTTCCTTGTTTAATATCATCAGACATCTGTACATCAAGTTCCTCTTTCTCGGTCTCAGATTGACCAAGAATCTCGGTGCGTACGTATTCAGTAGAGAAGTAGCGACCCATGTATGGTTCCATAGCAGCGATCACACCTAGCTTCTCATTTAACATTTCAATATTCTTAAGTTCTGTGAAGTGATTGTCATATAAGTAATCGTACTGTATATGCTCCTTCATATCTTCCCAGTCTTCAGGTGTGATGACACCTTTCAGGATGAGTTGAGTCTTAAGAATGTCCTGGAACATCTCACTAAACTTCTTACGGAGCTTACCAACAAACTTGGTAAACTTAAGTTCATCACGCATGATCTCTGAAGATCTGCCTATGTTGAAACTCGTATTAGAATCTAACCTACCACTAGGTACGTTAAGTGCCTTGTATAGTTTAGTCTGGAAGTATGAGATATCACTTAGTTCACCTAAGTTCTGTCCACCAGGTAGAGTAGTGATCTCAGTTCCACGTCCACCTTCCCTTCTTGGGAGCCAGAAATCTTCCAGCATGGACATGTACTTACGGTCATCTCTTATCTCACCAGTGTTAGCATCATATACTAACTTGTTCCTATAGCGTCCCATTACCTCACGGAGGTATTGTTCTGCTTTAATCTTAGGTAAGTTACCTACATCAATATAAAATATCCTACGCTCAGGAGCACGGGATATACGATAGATGACAAGAGAGTCCTCAATCATTTGAAGTTGATTGAGTACCTTAATTGCCTTATGTAAGTATGATAAAACTATATTCTTATTCGTATCAAGGATACCTGATGTCACGTATGTGATAGCATCCTTAGCAATTTTGATACCTGAATTTGCGGAAGTATTTTTTAAACCCTTTGGATTGTATATGAAATACTCATCTATCTTACCATAGTCAAGCTGTTGGAACTGATCTGCTGTCTTAGGTATTTTGTTTATCTGTCTTACTTTCTTAATCTTTTGTGGGTCAACGTATCTCAACTCAAGGATTCCCTCCTGAGGTCTCTTGAGATCAATAACCTTATGATAATACAAACGACCATCGATGTACCATCTACGGAACATCTCATGAGCCTTAGTGTCAAAACCTACTAGGTTCTTAATGTACTCAAACTCTGTACGAATCATTTCCTTTACAGCATCACTAACTTCTAGGTTAGATAGATCTATCTGTACTGGACTATCGTTCTGATCGGTAACAATTGCTTCCTGTATTATATCTTCTATCGCTGAATCAACTTCTGGGTGCATCGCCATCATGCGATACTTCACAACCATATCATACTCAGTCTTGAAGTTTCCATCAAGATCTACATACGTACCATGATATCCACCAGCGATAAAACTGGTGGCACCATCGTCCAGAGTAGGAGCTACTGGAGAGGGAGCATCTTTGCTCTTCCTCTCCTCTCTCTTTCTAAATGAAAATCCAAATAACTCTGCCATACTCTAATGTGGAATTGTTCCTCTACTATTTAGGGGGGTCACTAACCGACAATTTCAGTAGATTCATTCTTCCCTTGACCACCTGTGGAAGTAAAGTACTGGTAAGCAAATTCAACATCGAATTCTTCATAAGAATCGTTGTTGTCAAAAGCAACCGATATCTGTGATACAGATACTGGGAATGCTTTGAACAATTTGTACTCCCTAATTACCTTAGCGGTTTTATCGCCAGAGAACTTATCCATTTGGGATATAGTGACTTGCTGTAAAACGTTTTCTAAACTTGATTCAGATACGTTAGCATCAACCGCATTGGTTACTGAAATCCACTTCTCAAAAGCACTTCGTAATTCCCAACTGTCTGTGTTGTAGAATGTTGCTGTCCAAGACTCGAATGTTCTGTCTCCTGGAACTTTAATTACACGACCACGGAAAGGTAGTTCAACTGTACCTACTGTAGTTGCAGGTAATGAAGCACTCTTACATAGATATGCTACAGAATCCTTTGCTGCATCTACACCTGTTGGAAAATCAAGACTTACCTCGAAGAGGTTAGGTCTAACCCCTCCTTGAATTTTTTCCTGGAAGTTCAATACTCCCAGTGACGTTGCTGCTGCCATTTTGAATGTGCTCCTTTAATTAAGATCTGCGTGGGATTACTTCTTCAAAGCTAACACCAGTACGGGTAGCAACGAAGGTTAGTGTGATGAAGTTAATCGAGCGAGCAGGCTTAATGTAAATTTCGGCCACGAACTCATTAGCATCGATAACTGCGCCTGTGTTATTTGACGTATCACAAACAACTAGGAAATCAGTTATACCACGACGTGCTTGAATGTCACGGAGGTATGGTTCGACAACGTTGTTGAAGTTGTTCCTAGTGAATTCGTCATTGAGTTCAAACAGGACTCCCTTCGCAGCATTGCCGATAGTCTTCTCTATGACGAGGAAAAGACGACGAACGTTTATGCGATCAAAAGCAGATGGTGAAGCGAGAGCAGTTTTGTCACCGAAGAGGACTATACCCTGACCAGGTAGACTGGTGATTGGGTTGATTCTATTTTGATAGAGTGTGTCTCTCTCGGATCTTTTAGGTGAGTAAGCAAGCTTGATAGCGTTGCGAATTCCACCACGGTTCAAACCAGCAGGTGAGAACCAAGGATCTCCATTAGCAGTTGTGCTAGCACATAAGCCAGCAACGTCGCCGTTACATGGGATCCAACGATACTTGTCAGCGAAACGGTCATAAAGATACTTCCAACCGTTATCGAAAACAACGTATGAACTAGAAGCGAAGTTGCTATAATAATCAACTACGTTCTGAGTCTGTGTTGCGCTATTACTTACACCAACAACATTTCCTTTGTGTGGTGAAAGGTAAGCGATACAATCTTTGCGGTTTCCAGCAATAGCAATAAGTTTATTTGCTTTTGCTATTGTTTCTAATTCAGTGGCACCGCCTCCACCGAGTATCAAATAATCAAGTTGGACTGTTTCAACGTCTGAGAACAGATCGTATCCAGAAATGATTTCTCCTTGTGTTAGTGTGTATGCGTCTACACCACCAGAGAATGTATAAGTCCTTTCTCCTATTAGGTCAGAATCAACAGATGATAGACCACCTAGGTTGCCAGCAGAAGTTGTAAATGCGTTAGCAGATACATCCCATACTCCAGCAGGACCAGATCCAGCTTCGTGCTTACCCCAATAGATGTAGTTACTCTTGTTAAGAACTACTTCAGGATAATAGTTTAATGAACCTTCAGGTGTCTTAGCATCAGAAGCCTTAGACAAATATGTGAACTTCTCAAGTAATGTTAGAGGAGTTCCAGTAATACCACCATCAACATCGAAGACTGCTAAGTGAATCTCATCGTTTGATCCACCACGATCTGCAACATATGGAGATGTTCCAGGACGAGGAGCCAATTGGTTCCATCTTAATCCTGTATAGACTTCTTGAGAATCATACCAATCAGCAACTGCTGAAACAACAATGTCTGGGTTAGAGTCATCATCGGCAAGGTCAGATGTGGTCCACGCACCGCCAGTAACATTAATAATATTAACTTTAGTACCACTAACAGACCAAACAACAGCACTCTTTGTACCAGCACTATTATTTAATGTATCACCAGGTGATACAGCACTTTGGAAAGCACCAGCTAAGGTAAGTGATTGATCAGCACCTTTATCGATTGATACCACTCGGATAGAGTTACCTGTTGTACCAGAGAATCTAGCACCCCAGTTCCACCCTTGAGCACCATCGTAAAAAGTACCTTCATAAATTTCTGCGTTCTCTATAAGAACACCAGTTCCTGATGATGTACCATTCCTGAGAGCACTACCAGATGCACGAACTACCTCAAGTACCCCGCCATACGCTAGGAAGCTCGATGCAGCAAACCATGTTTCTGCGTTACTGTCATTTGGTTCCCCAAATGTATTCAGAAGTTCTGATTCCGATGTGATTCTCGTTGGTGTATTAACTGGTCCTTTACTAAAGGCTCCTGCTATTGCTCCTACGTTTATCTCAACAGTCTCAATGGATCCGAGAGTTAGATCTCTTTCTAGGATCGCAACTCCTGGCGAGAGAAGTGTGCTAGCCATGCTTGGTATCTCCGATGAATGATTTCAATTTGTCTAAAAATATTTATGGAAAGTTACTTTTTCAGCGGAACTCCCACATGTGACTCATGTCTCCGTACTCATCTACCTTCCA